CTGGATACACTGTTGAAAAAGTTATGCCGTCGCCTTTCAGATTAAACGTGGCATGTGACATTTATACGACAAATACAGATCAAAAATTACAAATTTTAGAACAAATATTATATTTGTTCAATCCAGATTTTGAGATACAAAAATCAGACAATTACATTGATTGGACATCATTAAGTTATGTTGAACTTACAGATATTACTTTTAGTTCAAGGACAATACCTGTAGGCGCTGATTCCGAAATAGACGTGGCTAGTATTAAATTTAGTATGCCAATATGGTTATCTCCTCCTGTGAAAATTTCAAAACTAGGTGTGATACAAAAAATTATTATGAGTATCTATGATGATGACGGCGGTATTGCTAAAGGTTTAATAGATGGCGACTTGATATCTAGAAGTTACATAACGCCTAACAATTATAATTTACTATTAACAGGGAACCAGTTAAGATTAGTTGGTTCTTCGGGCACGTCAGTGAAGTCAGGTGGAGACGGATTTTATACAGGGGCCAAAGAGCCAAGTAATTTTGATCCGCTTGAACCATTTGGATCACCTCTAAATTGGAATGTTCTTCTAAATCAGTATGGCAAAATAATTAACGGTACAAGCCAAATTAAGTTACAACAGGAAAACGGAAACGAAATTGTAGGAACTATTTCAACTACTCCATTAGATGAAACTATTTTGCTCTTCAACATCGATTCTGATACTATTCCTGCCAATACACTAACAAATGTTCTAAAAGTTATTAATCCTTTAACATTTAATCCAGTGTCTCCAGGCGACGGAGATAGATATTTGATTACAGATGACATCGGTGATTCCACTAATACATTTGATGCAAGTGCTTGGGGTAATTTGAGAGCCAGTGTGAATGATATTATTCAGTATAATAATAGCACAGGCAAATGGGGTGTTGTATTTGATGCTAGTAACCCAGATTCTACCCAACATTACGTAACTAATAGTAACACTGGAATTCAATATAAATTTAACGGCACAAGTTGGGTAAAAAGTTATGAAGGAATCTACATTGCTGGTAAATGGACAATGGTTTTACCAGGAGGTTCTACACAGTACAACGTAGACGAAGACGTCAATCAGTCAGGTTCAGGTGCTGAGGGTACATTTCCAAATAATTAATACAAATGGATAAAGATATTATTTGCTCGGGAGCATTATTCTATGCGACCAATACCAAAAGATTTTTATTCCTTCAACGTAATGATCCAAAAACAAAAGGTAGTTGGGGACTAGTCGGAGGAAGGGCAAGATATACTGAGAGTGCATTTGAAGGCTTAAAAAGAGAAATAAAAGAAGAAGTTGGAGAAACTGCAAAATTTAAAAAAATAATTCCTTTAGAATTGTTTACGTCCAACGATCAAAAATTTTATTTCCATACTTACGTAATTGCAATAGAATCAGAATTCATTCCAAAACTTAATGGTGAACATAGTGGATATTGTTGGACTGCTTTTGAATCTTGGCCAAAAAATTTACATGCCGGCCTAAGAAATACTCTAAACAATAAGTCTATTAAAGGTAAATTGCAGACAATTCTAGATCTAATAACTTAATTAACCAGCACTTATTTTCAAAGTACCGTTATCGTTCCAAAGTTGACCTTTATTGTTAGGATCGCTTGTTGGTAAGTCTGACGCCATCACTTTACCTTTGTTGTTGATCATAAGTTCACCGTTGTCGTCGGGTAGGTTTATGTGTCGCTTTGTGGTTGATTTACCGTACACGAATGTCTTCCTACCGCCGGTGTTCTGTAGGCATAGTGGCACTTCGTGGTGAGCATAAATGGCGTTGTTGGCAACAGTTAATAAAGGTTTATGCTGTCCGTCCTTACGTCCAATGATTGTTATTACGGATTGATCCTTACCTTTTTTATTGTCTTTTATACTGCCTTTTATCTGTCCAATTTTTAGTTCTTCACCTGCATCATTTAGGCCCCTGAATTCTAAAACTTGGTCTGCGTTGATTGTGATATTTTTTCCTACTTTAAACATACGCACATATTTATACGAATAACCAATGTATAAATTTGCTCGGAAACCATTGCAATATCCATGCTCTATTTCTGTATAGCGGATATAAATGTTCTAAGTCAATTTTAGCAATATCCTTATATTGCACTCTAAAATAAGGATAATCAATTGAGGTGAATATTAGGTCAAAATTATCTTCTGAACCTTGATATATTCTTATCTGAAGGTGACGGAATCTTTGATCTTTTACTAACTGCTTCACTGCACTTCTCCTACTTAAAAAAAGTGCGTTCCTTCGGCTAGCCTACTTCCGTCCTAAAGGATGAACGATTATAAAATTATTTATTAATTTATAAAAAAAGGGCGACAACAAGTGCCGCCCTTTATACTACTTAGGAAGTGTTAATACTTATTAGTTGTTAGTTCTCACCACACAATTTACCATACCTATTCCGTCATCGGTTTTGGCCTCTAAGGCTCTACCAATTACATGGAATGGATTTATTGTGTCAGTGTTTGAAACTGCTCTTGCTGTTCCTTTTACAGATGAAGATACTAATCTTTGTCCTTTTGCAACTTGACCTACAACTCTCACTGGAGTTCTACCAGTCATCGCTACAAATGGATGTGAATCAGAATTTCCTGCGCCGGCGTTCATTGCATAAGCAGGGTTTGTAGAAATAACGCCAAATACATCATTTGACATTTCAGAATCTACTTCTGTGATTTCATGAGCGCCACCGAGCATTACAACTGCACCTTCTGCCATGGGAGCATCTGCGGCAAATCGCTCTCCAACGTCCGCGTATTGCGCCGAAGTTGCTAGGGCGTGTATCACATTGGCTCTTATATCGACTAAGTCGCCTGCTACCGGAGCCTGTGTTCCGCTTCTTTCCCTTTTAAAAGCAGTGAAGGCACCACCTGCATTACCGTGAATTGTGGTTCCGTCGTCTGCAAATGATTCATCCCATGCCCATAATAGTGCTTGGTCTGTTGCTGTTGATCCTTCACCTCTGTTTACTTGTATTCCAGTAACAGTTGGCGTTGCCGCGTTTGTGGAAACGTTTCTGTTCAATTCAATAATGTTGTCCTCAACTGATAAAGTTGTGGTGTTCAAAATTGTTTGTTCACCGTCTACCGTTAACTTACCGTGAATTCTTACACCGTTGTCGTTGATAGTCATCTCAGTGTTTCCGTCAACCGTGGCAGTGATTGTACCTGCACCAGAATCAGATACTGTTACGTTAGTGTTATTCTGCGCTATGTTAGTCACAGTAACACCACTAATCTGGTCATCTACATATTTTTTGTTGGCCAATTTTGCATTAGCATCAGGTGCCGTTTCGTTGTCCAATGTTATTGAACTCACGCCTGTTATAGCATTTGATGATGCTACGGCTGTGATATCACCTACTTCTAATCCGTTATTGACTCTAAAGTTTCTTGTTGTCATGGTTCCATATCTCCCGCATGATTGTTGATATTATGAAGTATTTATCCAGCCAATGCAGAAATACGATATCCGCTCACTGTGGTACTTCCGCCAGCAGTTGAACTTGCAAACAGTTCGAAACTGTTTTCTGTGGCAGTGTCAAATGCCGCTGAAAATTCTATAAGTGGGGTGCTTTTGGTTGATACTTGTGGACCTTCCGCCACTGATGCAACACCTGGAGCCGCCGCCGCAAAAACTTCACTGATTGAAAAAGATCCTTCTGTGGCATTTTTACTCACAATGTAATAGACAGCACCGTTGGCGTCGTCTAGATCGAATGTGTCTATGGCTGTGGCACTAGAACTTACTGTGACACTTGCAAACGCTTTTTGATTTGTGTTACTTTCCGCAGTCATGTTGTCTTTTAATAAAATTTTATGTATGGTTAGATTTAAATTTGTTTCTAAACCTGCCGCGCTTACCACAACATTGTCACCACTTATTGCGGCTGTCAGGGTAACCAAACTGTTACTGCCTGTTCTTGAGCCACCATATGAAGTGATAAATGCATTGGAACCATCGTGTACAACCAAGGCTTCGATCGTGTCAACTTCTGTTTTGCTATCGTTGTCTATCGATATGAAATATTTCGCTCCTCTAAATGTAGCATGTGCAAACGTGTCTATGCTTTCTGATGCAGAATCAACATCTGTGTTACTTGTGGTCACAGTGTTGCCTCTTGTGGCATCTGCTGTGTTGGCACTTGACAAAGGTATCTTGTAAAAACTTGTTTTACATTCTGCTGAACTGCCTGCCGCTCTCACTCTAACCATTGTGTTTGAAACATCCGCGGTCATTGTTGGCACGTTAGTTCCACCTGCTGATTCCATCCCTCTGTTGGCTCCCAGGAATCCATCTGATCCATTGGTGGATACTGCAAAACATTGTGTACTCACAGTTTCATTTATTAAATCGTTTTGCACCATCATGTACCAAGCACTGTCATTGAAAGTTGTATTGAAACTATCAATAGTTCTTGCTGATGCGTTTAAGTTCTTGTTATTTCTCACAACAGCCAAAGTATCATCTGAAACTGCACCGCTTGAAACTGTGTCAAAACTCAATGTGCCTGCACCATCTGTTACAAGTGCCTGGCCAGAAGTGCCATCTGCTGTTGGCAGGTTGAACGTGGTGCCACCAGATGTAACTATTAGTTTAGAACCATCTGACTTGATAGACTCGTTTGTGTCTACAAACTGAATTTCTTTGTTTGTTCCTAAAATGATAACGTCATTGAATGTTGCGGCACCGGCCTCACTCATGTCTAGTGTTAAGGCAGTGATTGTGGCTGATCCATCTACGCCTTTGAACACTAAATCTTTGT